TCAAGAGAACCGTGGTGACTGGGATATCATACAGTATGCATTGATTCAGTCTGCTCAACTATATGTACAGCAGTATATGGATGAGAATGATTGTAGAAAGTTCTTCCCTGATCGTAGTTCATTAGAACAGTTCAGGATGAAGAAGTATCGTAAAGGTACTGACGATAGGTTTGAGAAGCACGTTGATGTTGCTGATCATATGAGTGCAAAGCGTTTCCTTTGTATGTTCTGGTATCTGAATGACGTTGAGGAAGGTGGTGAGACTGCGTTTGATGGGTTGTCAATCCAACCTAAGCGTGGTAGACTCTTAATATTCCCACCTCTTTGGGTGTTCCCTCACGAGGCGAAGCCAACCATTTCAGATGACAAGTACATCGTAGGAAGTTACTCACACTATGTCTGATTCCATTGAAGGACTGGTCATTAACACTCTAGTCTTCAATAAAGACTACACCAGACAAGTCCTACCACATTTAAAAGCAGAGTACTTTGAGCAGTTTAATAACAGAGTACTCTTTGAAGAACTATCAGAATATATGATCAAGTATGATCAGCTTCCTAGTAAGGAAGCACTGCTTATTGAATCTGAGAATCGTACAGACCTGAATGAAAGTCAATATCAAGAGATTAAGACAGCAATAGATTGTCTTAATGAGGAACCACACGAATCCAAGTGGTTAGTTGATACTACTGAGAAGTGGTGTCGTGATCGTGCTATTTACATTGCCCTGCTTGAGTCTATTCAGATTGCTGATGGAGATAGTGACTCATCAATGAGTCGTGATGCTATTCCATCTATACTAAGTAATGCGTTGGGTGTGAGTTTTGATAACTCAGTAGGACACGATTATTTTGAATCAGCAGACGACAGATTCGCTTTCTACCACAGACGTGAGGACAAGATACCTTTCGATCTGGAATTCTTCAACCGTATTACAAAGGGTGGACTTCCTAATAAAACTCTCAACGTTGCTCTTGCAGGTACTGGTGTGGGTAAGTCTCTCTTTATGTGTCATTGCGCTGCTAGTAACTTACTCCTCAATAAGAACGTACTCTATATCACGATGGAGATGGCTGAAGAGAAGATTGCTGAACGTATCGACGCTAATCTCTTGAACGTAGACTGTAGGCAGTTAGAGAAACTACCTAAAGTTATGTTTGATAATAAGATAGAGAAGGTAATGAACAAGACTAAGGGTAGATTGATTGTTAAGGAGTATCCAACAGCATCTGCACACGTAGGACACTTTAAAGCACTTCTTCAGGAATTGGCCATAAAGAAGTCCTTCATTCCCGACATAATTTACATAGATTATCTAAATATTTGTGCGAGTTCTAGGTACAAAGGAGCGATAGTTAACTCCTATACTTACGTGAAGGCAATTGCTGAAGAACTAAGAGGGTTAGCAGTCGAATCAGACCTACCTATCATCTCTGCTACACAAACAACGAGGGCTGGATATGGAAACTCAGACGTTGACCTTACTGATACTTCCGAGTCTTTTGGACTTCCTGCTACTGCTGATTTTATGTTCGCGCTTATCTCTTCCGAAGATCTTGAAGCGGAGAATAAAATTATGGTTAAGCAGCTCAAGAACAGATACAATGACCCAACTTCGAACAAAAGGTTCGCACTAGGCATTGACAGAAACAAGATGAGGCTGTATGATTGTGAGGATCAACCAGATATTGTTGATGCCAATCAGACTAAGGAGTCTGTTGAGCCTGGCACTATCCTATCGATCCTCCCAGATACTAAAACAAGTTTCAAAGATTTTAAAGTATGACTGAACCAAACATTGATGTCAATGAGGCTCTGAAGAACCTTAATAAGGTGGAGCTTCCTGACCAAGCTTCTCTGAAGGATCAGATGCCAACTGATATGCAAGAGAATATTGCTAAGACTAAGGTACCTCTTCCAAAGGATCTACCAAAAGGATTTGGTGAACCACCTACTCCTAAAGCAAAGGAAGTTAAAGAACGTCAGCAGAAGAAGCACGATGCTAGGAAACCAGGTGATAAGTTTGAGGTAGACTTAGATAACTATCTTAAGTTTGTTGATCTTGTTACTAGTGAAGAGTCTAAGAACTATGATAAATTAATTGAGAGGTATGAAGATCTCAAGACTGCTGGTTGTAACATTGCTAGGTTAGATACTGCTGCATCAGGTTTAGTTGCTGAGGCAGGTGAGTTTATGGAGATCGTCAAGAAGATGAAGTTCCAAGGCAAACCATACAATGAAGCAAACAAAGAACACTTAATAATTGAGTTAGGTGATGTCCTATGGTATGCTGCTAATGCTTGTATGGCATTGGGTGTACGTATGGAGGAAGTAATTATTCGTAATACAGTTAAACTTGCTGCTAGATATCCTGATGAAGAATTCAGTGTTGAAAAATCCGAAAACCGTGCTGATGGAGACCTTTGAAAACGTGACACTATCTAAAGACTACAGGCTAAGACTACAAATCATAGCCTGTAGTGTCAGACTAAGAAGAGAAGTTAGTCTTGACGATATGAAATGGGCAACTAAATTAGTTGAGCACAACAACCACGCTAGAGGAATATGGGAACGAACGGTCGGCACAGTATGAGCCTCTATAGCACAGCGGTAGTGCAGGGCTTTTGTAAAGCCAAGGTCGGCAGTTCAAATCTGTCTGGAGGCATATGAATTTTATCCACCGTAATGAAGGTGCACTTGAACCACACGAGTGCACCTTTGTCATTAATTATTTTAATCAGAATACCGATGAACAAGTTGAAGGACAACTTGGGTTCGGTGCTAACTCTAGGGTAGATCCTGAGAAGAAATTATGTCAGGAGATGTACCTTAAGTCAGAGAGATTAGTTAATGAGTTTATCTTTACACCTGTTGCTAGGGTACTGAAGGAAACTTGTGAACAATACATTGGACAGTTCCCCTTCATAGATGAACTAGAGAAGTGGTCTATAGCACCTACCTTTAAGATCCAGAAGTACCTACCCAAGCAAGGATACTTTAAAACCCATTGTGAGAATGATGGTGGTATGGATGGGTATGCTGAGAGAAGAATGATTGCTTGGATGATCTATCTTAATGATGTTGTTGATGGTGGAGAGACAGAGTTTCCTCATCAAAAAGAAAAGATTAGACCTACTCGTGGTACGTGTTTATTCTGGCCAGCATACTGGACACATCCACACCACGGACTTACATCTCCGTCACAAGATAAATATATTTTGACAGGTTGGTATAACTTCAACCAAGAGTGGCGAACTTATCTAAGATAGATGGCAGCAATCTCAGGACCATTACAACCAGCAAAATTTGATAAGTATATTGGTACTAATCCTGAATGGGACTGCCTTGAATTAGAACTGATTGAAAATGCAGTTCTTTACTCACCTACAGCAGGTAATGCTTTAAAGACATATCCCAAGGGAACTAAATTTAAACTGAAGAGTAGAAATACTAAGAAGATTAAAAAATTTATGGCATTGAATGTTGGAAAGTTAGATGGGCAGAATGGATGGTTCAAGATTACATCTGTAAAGAAGCCAGGTTCTACTGATGTGATGAAGGCAGAGAAGGTTGCTATTGAAAAGTTGGATAAATTATTAAAGTCATACATTACAGATCCAGGACCAGTTACTATTTGTACAAAGCAAGGTAGGTTTGATAACTGTGTTGGTGTTAAGAATGTTAAGCAGAGAGTCAATGGTAGAGAAGCTAAAGCAGACTTTGCTATTGTTGATGCAGAGGACAATGAACTGATTTTCATATCACATAAGAAGACTGGTGGTGGATCAAGTTTCCAGCAGTATGGTGGTGTCTCTGAGAAGGCAGGATCAGCATCCAATAAGAATTATATTAAAAATCACGAGGAGACACAAACATTCTTACGTGAGACTGCTGCTAAGATAGCAGATGATAAATTACAAGTGCCTACCTATGCAGTTGTAAAGGACAATGATCTGATAGGTAAATCAATTTTTGGTCCTGACTACCCTAATAGGAAATATGGTATTGATAATGTACATATGATTGGACAGGGTGATCCTATCCTTAAACCAATGTCAAAGGATGATAAGTGTTTTGAATTACATTGGAGTGATAAATGTACATATAATGGTGCACCACCCCCAACAGGTAATTATCAAGCAGCATTCTGTGCTACCTATCGTTCTGGTAGGGGATTTGAAATTGATGGGAACAGGTATGATGGTGCACGTGTAGGAATATATCCTATAGCTTTTGTTAAGAATCGAACCAATGCTACAGATGTAGGTTAGAATAGGTTATGGCTAAAAACACTCACTTGGAACACATAGAAGACGACATCCTGAATGACGGTACAACAGGAGGACATAATGCTGTAGCCTTTTTAAAGGAACTAGGCAAGATGTTATCAGAACCTAAGAGTTCTATTACTGTTACTACTAAGTGGGACGGTGCTCCTGCTGTTGTATGTGGTATAGATCCTGAAGATGATCTATTCTTTGTTGGTACTAAGTCTGTATTTAATAAGACTGGAGCAAAACTAATTAAAACTCAAAGTGATATATCATTCCACGGTTACAGTGGTGAGCTAGCTAAGAAGCTTAGTATTTGTTTGGAACTTTTACCTAAACTTAATATCAAAGGTGTTATACAAGGTGATTTACTATTCACCAATGGTGATAAGTCTTCTAAGAAGATAGATGGTAAAGACTGTATCGCATTCACACCTAACACTATCACCTATTGTGTAGAGAAAGGATCTGACATTTATAAAGAAGTTTCTGCTGCAACGTTAGGTATAGTATTTCATACCAAGTATCAAGGATCTGATCTTGGATCTATGAATGCATTACTGGGTGATGTTAGTGGTAGTTTCACTAAAGATCCTGCTGTGTTTGCTGGTACTGCAACGTTGAAGGATGTCAGTAAGCAATCTACCTTCACACCAGGTGAACAGACTAAGTTTGAAGCACAAGTATCTAAGACATTAGGATCATTGAAGCAGTCATCTAAGTTCCTTGATACTCTTAAGGGTACAGGTGATGGCAGGTTCTTATTCTCTGCTCTATTCAAACAGTATTTCAACTCTTATATAAGAGGTGGTAAGACTATTACTAATGCAATGCAAGTTGCTACTGGATTCAATGGGTTCTACGTAGCGATTATGGACAAGCAAATTGCTTCAGTTAAGACAGAGAACACCAAGAAGAAGTATCAGAAGATAAAAGCAGATGGTTTAAAGTTTTTAAAGGTAAATTCTCGTGCAGTTTATATGACTGTAGCATCATATATGAATATAGTTGCGGCAAAGAAGATGGTTATTGCTAAGTTGAATGGAGTTAAGTCTGTTGGCACGTATCTCAAGACTGATACTGGGTTTAAAGTGACTGCACCCGAAGGATTTGTAGCGATTAAATCAGGAAAAGCATTGAAGTTAGTTGATAGACTAGAGTTTTCCCGCGCTAACTTCACGGCTGCTAAGTCGTGGAGGTGATAAATAATAAACGGAAACGAAAAAAGTTGCGATGAAGCTTAGTCAATTTTTATCAGAAGCCAGAACGGTAGCAGGTGAAGCTGCTTCCAAAAGAGGACTCTCGCACGCTGGTCACGGATACTATGCTGATAGACAGGGTAACATAGTTGCCAAGTCTGTTGGTGGTGAAAGACTGGTTGCTGTTGATAAATCAGAAGCACAACAAGCACAACAAGGTGCTGAACAAGGTTCTGCTGAAGATGCTCACAAAGAAGAGAATGGTGGAGAAGGACTAGGACATATCGCATTAACTTTTGGACGTTTCAATCCTCCAACTATAGGACACGAGAAACTTCTCGATACTGTTGCTGCTGAAGGAGCAGATAACTATAGGATTTACCCATCACGTACAGTGGATAGAAAATCTAATCCACTAGAACCAGAATCTAAAATTCAGTTTATGCAGTCGATGTTCTCAGAACATTCTGAGGCAATCGTTAACGATGCTGATATGTCCAACATCTTTAATGTATTAACTACATTAAATCAAGAAGGATACTCTGGTGTTACTATGGTCGTTGGTTCTGATCGTGTATCAGAATTCAAAGGACTTCTTGAGAAATATAATGGTGTTGCATACGACTTC